GAAGTCATTGAAAGAAGGTCTTAAGGGCATATGGGATGCTATAAAAGAGCAGTTTTTCGATATGATAGGTCAGATGATAGCAAAGTGGGTGACCGACTTTATTGGCGGCATTCTTGACGGCATATCCAGCGCGGCATCGTCTATAGCAAAAGAGATAGGCGGAGCATTAGGAGGCGGGGGGACTTCAAGCATTGCGGATGGCATTTCTGCGGTAACATCAGGAGTCGCCAGCCTTGCAAATCCGATAAATATGATTTCGGGTGCAGTCACAGCCATTGCCAGTGTTGCTTCAGCTCTTCAGGGTCCGGGCGGCCCGTCTACAACCGACTCTTGGCATTTCGAGCATATCTGGAAAAATGTAAAAGAGCTTCGGGATTGGGCCTTTATAAACGCCCAGCAGCGCTTGGACAATCTTGAGCGATTCTCCGGTGACCGGAACGCGAAAATAGATGATAGCAACACAGCACTCCGGCGTATCCGCAGCATACTTGATAGGATAAAGGGCGATACGGGCCGCATGGCGAATGCCCTGGGTGATGTAACGTTCGCCCAGCACGGCTTCTCCGGCGTGGTGACAAGCCCTACGCTTTTTATGGCGGGTGAAAACGGAGCAGAAGCTGTGAATGTGGCGCCTTTAAGCCAATCTTCACCGGCGGGCCACAGCGAAAAGATTGAAGTGAAGATGAATCCTGCACCTGTTCATATTTATATTGACGGCAAAGAGGCGGCAATGGCCATGGCAAAGTACGTACCCGAGCTTACACGGAAACAGGTATGGCGCATCCACGAGCGAAGCCTGACGGATAAAAGATAATGACATGCCGTTTTTACTATAACAATCTATGGGATAATTATACCCTAACCGAATCGACAGAACACTCAAACTTCACCGCCGAAAACACCCAGCACCGGGATTTCAATAAAGCATGGCACAGCAATCACGGTGCAGGCTCCGGCTGGGGGTATTTTATCATTTATGCCGGGGGTGGGACACAGAACAACAAAATCGACTTCGACGAAGGCGGGGCCGAACTTACGGCGACCCTGACGGCTAGTACATACGATGCTGACACCTTAGCGACTGAGATCAAGACCCAGATGGACGCGGCGGGTGGGCTTACCTATACCGTCTCATATTCCGACAGTACGAATAAATTCACTATTTCAGCGGGTGCCAACTTTACGCTGAAGTGGAGCACGGGGACGAATGCTTCTGATAGTGTAGCCGACACTATAGGCTTTGCCACCGCGGCAGACGACTCCGGGGCATCGACCTACACGGCAGACGAGATCAGGATACACCACACAGAGGCTATAAACATAGATCTCGGCTCCGCTCAAACAGTGCATGCCGCTATGGTGCGGGGACATAATTTTCAGAGTACGGCAACGGTGAAGTTCCAGTACTCAGACGATGATTTCACTACCGTGGCGGGGTCGTGGACTTTTACGATTCAGGACGATATTCTCGCCTATCAATCAACGGCGGGCGTTACCTACCGCTACTGGCGCATAACTATCCAGGACGTAGACAACAGCGACGGCTATGTCGAGATGGGGCGCATATTTCTCGGGCCGCGGTTTGAGCCTACGCGGACGTTTCTTGAAGAGATGCGCTATGACCCTGCCGATCCCAGCATCGTGAACCAGTCTGAGGACGGACAAATATCATCCATCCAACTCGGGCATTACTGGACGAAAAACTATTCGTTTGTCATGGAATCTGCCGATAAGGCCAATTTCGATACCATGTTTGCCTCACCCGGAACGTCGAAGGGCTTGTTCATCACAGAAGACACGTCCTCTTATCTCTCGACTACCGACTACGTGAAATTCAATAGATGGAGCTATGCATCGGTGCTTTACTCTGCCGGGTACTGGCGGCTGGATATGGAAGTTGAAAAACTCAGATAATGAACATAAGCGTATCTGATGCGGTATACTGTGGTGATGACGGAAACGGCGCGGTTATCGAATATGCGATTATCACCGTCGGCGAATCAGTCGGCGTAAGCCTCAGCGCGGAAAGCACCTATAGCATTGACGTATCAGACAGCGTGACGGCCGATGACGGCATTATCGAAGTTACCATCTATTTCGTCGATGACGTGCTTATCACGGTCTCCGATGCTCCGGTTGTCAGCGAGCATGTCGGCATCTCGATACTTGCCGCCGAAGCCGCCGCTCCCGCAACAAGAATCGTTGAATTCTCAAACGCTCCCGATCTGGAAAAGCTTATCATTGTCGAGATTGAGCTTGCCCGGAAACTGGAAGAGCAGACCTGGACACAGCACGGCACCTACACCAACACCTGGTACATCAGCATGCCGGACGATGCCGAGGTCCATAAGGTGAAAGAGGATGGGACGGAATACGATGAGGTGTTCTCCATCTCCGATTGTAACGGCACGGCATCTCAATTTTATTACGACGACCTCAATAAAGTGCTCTATGTGCACACATCAGGAAGCGATGACCCGGCGACACTTGACGGAAGCGACCCGAAATACAGCATAATCGCCTATTTCTGGGAGCTATTCTCGAACCGCCCAAAACAGGTCGAGCGATTTGATAACGTGCTCATTAATCCCGGCCTCGAATACTGGGAGTCGACAACAAACCTTGAGGACTGGACCGAGAACACAGCGGGTTCTTCCATTGTGGAGCAGGACGGGACAACCGTATATGATTCTGATTCCGCCTACTCGGCGAAGCTCTCCATCGATGCATCTGACAGCGTTGCGCATATACGCCAAAATATAACATTGAGGCCGGGGCGAAAGGCCCGTGTGCGATTCAAATACAAGAACTCTGCGGTTGGTAAGAATGGCTGGCTCATTTTCCGCGACTCTGGCTCAAATGTGTATCTGCAATCTGATGGCACGTGGAATGCAGGCTGGGCCGGGATAACGCTCAGCAATTCCGAGACATGGACCGAATACGACCTTGAGTTTGTAACGCATGACGACTACTCGTCATATACGATTATCATCCGCAACCAGACGGCGGCAAGCTCTGATATTAACATTGACGATGTAGAAGTGTGTCGCTACAGGCGTATGGCGGACTGCAAGACTTATCTCAATCTTGACTCAATCCCTTCTGTCTATCAGATGGTGGGTGACTATTATCAGCCTGATGAGCAGATCCAATTCGGCGCAATCAAGTTCAAAAACACCGACAATTGGTTCTGGTCGCGGCGGCTCGATGACGGCTACCTGTGGCACAATAAATCAGTGAAGCTTTTTGTGGCGCTGATAAGTGATAATTATGATGAGCTAGCCGTGTTTTTCACGGGCGTCACCCGTACGCCGCGGCTTGGAGTGGTGACAGAGATAGACGTTAATGACCGTCGGGTGTTGCTACAAAAGATACCTACCGAGAAATTTGACAGCACCAATTATCCTAACTGTGAGGACGCGTGGAAGGATAAGGAGATACCGATATTATTCGGAAGCGTCGAGGGCATAAACCCACCTCAATGTAATACATCGAATTATACATATAAAGTAAGCCAGACAGATTTCGATGGAGTGACATATCCTATATATTCTGTATTATCAGTTTATAAAGACGGCTCCCTTCTCTCTACTCCCGCAGATTATTCTGTTGATCTCAACGCCGGAACTTTTACACTTATGGCTGATCCCGGGGATAGCGAAATAACATGTCGTGCTCAAGGGATTTGTTGTGATACTGTAACAAGCGGTTCTGGAACTAAATCTTATACAGAATATATAGGCTTTTTTGTCTTTTTTCTCTATACCATACTCAATAATATCTCTAAATACGACATAAATCTTGCTTCAATTCTCGACCTCAACAGCCGCCGTAATTTCGGTTGCGGACACTGGATTAACTCTCTTACTGATTCTATCGATGTGATGCAGAAGTGGAAAGAGACGGGTGTGTTCCAATCGTTTGCCGAACTTAACGGCATGCATAAATTTCACGCCTACTCTGCTGATGTCTCTTCTGACGCTCCCTACCTCTATAACGAGGACTACCATAGCGAGCTTATTATCGGAGAGGATACAGACCAATGCTATAAAAAAGTGACGGCAAAAGGTGACTACCATCCCGCAGATGATTATTTTGAGGATATCTCAACAGCAACAGAAGACTCCACTGAATACGAACACGACGAAAGAGAAGAAATTGAGTTTGAGGTTATAACCTATCTCGCATTTACCGTCCGGGATATTGCATCTAATTACCTCAGCATCCTCAAAGATCCGATAGAGATACTCACTGTGACGCTTCCGGCTAAAGCTTTGCTCCTCAATCCTTGTGACAAGGCATATTTCAGCTATTCGAGAACGGATGAGGACGGAACAGAACTTACTATCCTTGATGACACTGTCTACCGCTTTGTGGCCCTTAACAAGGACGTAAACCGCGGACTTGTAGAGGCAAAACTTATTCGTGACAAATCTGAATTTAACTGGTTTTTCTAATGGCTATATCAGGATTACAACGCATTGCTAAAGGCATCCCCTACTTTGTCTGCGCCTGGCTTGACGGACCTAACCGCTCTCTCGCCTATAGCGACAGGCGGCTTGACCGTATGATGATGCGCCTAGGTTCGGCAGGTGTGGACTATATCCGGCTCATGCCCTGGCCTCAAGGGCTTCAGCCCTACCGCCGCGACCCATCAGGGCGGTTCGACCTCAACCTGTGGAATAAAGACTATTTCACTGAACTTTCCCGCATTGCGAAGACGGCGGCAAGGTGGAGGATTGCTACTTATTACGACTTATACGACCACTGCGGGCTGAGAGACAAGTACCGCGAGCTTAACCCCTGGACGTGGAACACACAGAATATAGACGGTATATACGATGTATCCGTCGAGGCTATGTGCCATTATTTCAGGTGGACCCGGAAGATTGTCGAGACTGTCGGCCTGAGGGGCTATTTCGAGAATAAATCAGGCCGCAAGATACGCATAAAGCCGAACCTCTTCGGTCTCGGAAACGAACTGACATTTCGGGGCGATAGGAAACATTTGCATGAATGGGCGAACACCTGGGGCTATGGACATGCGAAACACCTCCGCTCTCTCGGCTATAAAAAGGAGATATTGTGGTCTGCCGAACATGAGACGGGACAGGCTTTGCGGGCATACATTTCACCGGAAGGGAATCCGCAAGGGCTATTTCGTTATGGCGGCACCGTTGAGCAATTCCACGGCTGGGTAAGACAGGCCGACTGTGCCGACACAATAAGGAATACGACCAGAGGCCGGAAACTCGCCTATTCGGACGACGGCGTGCATTGCACTTCCGATCTTCATGGCGACGGCATATGTATTAAAAAGGGAAACCGGGAGGCGTTTTGCTCTGCCAGCACTCATTCTGTCATAAGGCTTTGCCGATACATCAAGGGGGCTGTTCAAAACAAACATCAATTCCACCATATTGAACAGCTTCCCCGCTCCATCAGCGAGACGTATTCCACACCCGACGATCTCGACCAGCATAGAGATGTTAATATCTACTGGCGCATCGCCAAAAGTGTATGGAATGTCAACGCTAAGCGGACCTATCCACAATGGATGTACGAGAAGTACCTGCCGGGCGTGTCTTTGTAAATTAACAATCACTTTTCTAAAAACTCTTTGATTGCCTGTCTAATTACGGATGCCTGCGTCCGGCATTCCTGCTCTGCTATGTATTTTATTTTTTTATCCCACTCGTGGGGGATGCGCACGAAAAGAGCTTTGGTTTTTTCATTTTTCATGTGTTGCCTCCCATGCTTCCGAAAATTCCCTGTCTGCGAAAAGTTCGGCAAGTCCCGTGATTTGTTTCATTCTCAATACTTCGTCTGGTTCCATGCCCAATTCTTTTGCAATTCGTTGATCGCTCCAATTCCGGCGTGAAAGCTCTAGGACGATATCACTCATCCCTGCTATGGTATGTTTTCCGCGTGCTCGATTATGCCGGATTGTTGAGGCAATGCGATCTCCGCGGTCTATTCGGTCAGCGTTGATTATGACAACAGGAAGATGCGTTAACCCTAGTTTCACGCCTACAAGATGGCGGTGAAAACCATCAACTACCTCGTACTCGTTTTCCGCTGTTTGCCATACTACAATTGGCTGGGTAAATCCATCTTCTTGAATGCTCAATTCAAGAAGCCGCATTTCTGGAGGAGCAACTTTATTCGGATTATAATCGTTACCCCGGATTTGATCCGTCGGAATCCATTGTATATTCGATACGGGATGTTGGGCTATCCAATCGGGAAGATTCCCCATTGATTTCTCCTTTTTTTCATAATTTTGAGATATTTGGAATAAGCGGTAGATTTGTGTTGTGAGAATGACAACCCCTTACACCAGTAATCATTCCGGAGTAGGGCTTTGCAAATTCGTTTCCAATTGGCATATCCTTTATCAAGCGGACCGTCGTCATAAATTAACTGCCCATGATCTGCCCACCACTTTAGACATACTGCTATTTTATTCTTGAAATGCTCGGCCGTTCTTTCCGGCATACTATCGAGAAGAAGCATGGCGAAGGATTGCCAAGTGTGTCCAGGCGGTTTGGTGATATTGATCATACCAAGAATATTCCCCGATTCTCTAGCATATAGCGCACCCTGATTAGCACCATTCACCCTGGCGACGACTCGTTTCCACGTCTCCGGTTCAATCACATGAAAAAGCCAGAGTCCCTTTCGTTGATCGTCACCATAGGGCTGACAGATGCGAGCCTGGTGAATTGATAACCCGGCTTTGAACATATAATCATAAAGATGATTGTAAGATTTTTTGAATTTTCCATTATACGTCCAAATATCTTGCGTTTTCCAATCATAAATCGGGTAAACATTGAAAGTGGCATTATTCATATAGGTCGTCCACTTTTTCCCCTCAATGCATTGTTTCTCCCTGGCAATGGTTCTATAGCGGTTCAGACTTTCATCTGAACGAAT